AATTCCTTAAACATTCCATAACATTAGTATGTCAATCGGACTTTTACAATTGCTTCAGAACTAAAGTTTTTATTAATAGCTGAACTTATTCTACCAATAGCCATTAAGGAGTTTTGGTTATCGTATAAACCAACCTCACTAATAAATGTTTGTGGATTAGTTACCATATCGTTATGTCTCATTTTATAATCTGAGCCACTCCAAAAAGTTATATTTTGTGATAGGTTGAATTCACTAGCTTTTGCCCTACAAAAATAGTCATAAATATATTGTCTCTCTTCTGACCTTAAAGTAACATCACCTTTTTGTAAGGCTACCCTTAACTTATTAGCATTATCAGCTGCTGCTACAACTCGTGTATCAGGTGCAAATCCGTTACCCTTTTTCAGTCCATATCCACTTCCACTATTAATAAATCCCTTTGTGCCTGGTAAACTTGAAGATAAAGCATTAGCACTAAATACCATCAAACCAGCATCGGGATAAAAGAATCCATAAGTTTTTGTTGTATAAGCAGTGTGAACTGTGCCGGCTGTACCTGATACAATGTGGTATCTTGGACCAAAAGGAGCAGCATCAGGATCTTCTGTTTTAGAATCATCTGTTAATTTTATGAATGAAGCAGTTGCTCTGTTAGCAGTACCTGTAATTGAACCAGATAAAGTAATAGTCCATGTACCAGGATTCAATCTATCTTTCATTTGTAATCGCTCAGCCGATAAAATGTACACATCTGATTGTGTAACAGCATTTGTACCATCTGTGCCATCAATCATTATCCAACCAGTACCGTCTCTTAAATTTTCTGCTTTATTTTCTACAAAATTAAAAAATTGTTTATAAATAGCTTGTGTCGTTCCCTCTTGAGTTGCTGTTTCTACAGCACTACCACTACCAGCAATATGACCATAAGTTAGACTAAAATGGTCTTTAGAATTATATTGTAAATTATAATAGTATGATTTCTGTGTGGCAGATAAAGATGATGTTGTAAAACTAGCACCAGGCGTAGTATTACTGACAGTACCAACCCCTCCATCAAAAAACCCATTAGTCACAGTTATTTGTGTCGTTATTGTATCTTCTGCTATATTAAATGTTTTAATCATAATTTAACCTTATGCTGTTGTGTTATTAGCTTCAACCGTTACAGTTACAAATCCAGCAGCAGCACCATCTCTCGTAACTTCTACGCCAATAGACTTTTGTGATGTTATTTGTTGAGGTTGAGCATTTAAAGTTAATGTAGCAAGATTTGTTATGTTACCAATAACAGGATCTGGATGGTCAAATGGTGGTAAGTTAGTAGCACTAAAATCACCATCTATTGAAACAGAAGCTGCTGAAACACCCCCACCTACTGTAATACCTCTCATGTCTAAAACCTTATAATTAAATCTAGCTCCAGCTACTGATGGAAATACTTGTGGAATTATAGTTATAGAATTACTTTCAGTCTCACGAGGTACTTTTGAAATAGTTACCGAAGTACCACTTGTTATCGTTATGAAAGAAAAATTCTGTACATTTCTTTCTCCTTGACCATATAGTCTAAATCTCATAAATACATTATCATCTGGTACTGCTTCTAACATTGGAAGATCAGTTATGGCACTTCCATATGAATCTGAACCAGAAGGGTGATTTGGGTTGTATAAAGTGTAATCAACGCCTGTATCACCAAAGGCGTATCTAGTTATACCAAGTGGACGGCCATTTGCTAACTTTTGCCGACCTAACTTAGTTAAAATGGCATCGACTATTACAGTATCATTGTCTAAAATTCCCATAGTTTTAATCCTCTTAAAAAATTATATCTAACTATAAATATATCCAAATTATTTTTTACCTTATTACTTTTAATTTCTTAGTTGTATCAGCACCACCTACATTGATTGTGTAAGCTGAAGAGCTTGGTCTTAAATCAAGTTGGGGATCAAATTGTGGTGGAGTAGAACCATCATTTTGAGTTCCTTTGTATATTAAATTAGTTAGACCATCTTTACTTGTTCCGACTTTGAAAAAATGATTAATTGGGTATACTATAGCACCATCACTATCAGTCGTAAAGAAAAGTGTTCTACCGACCATCCTACCATCTTCAACTTTGTTTAAAGCACCAAAATGAGATGTGTATGTAAAACTACCGCTATCTACATAATAACGATTTCCAAAATGTCTAAAATTAGTATGGTGATTAAAAGGTTGTTTAGCATTAGTACCAGTTCTATCTTCATATGTCCCACTAACAGGATAAAATCTTTCTACATCTCCTATTGTCCTAAAGAAAAATCTACTTTCATATTTATATGTGTTATAATCTCCATTGTTACCTTGTTTACCTGATTTAAAAAATGTTTGATTAGATGATTTACCGTGATTCTTAAAAAACTCGTTATGAGAACCTAACAACAAACTTGAAAGATCTGGTTCTATTTCAAAGATAGTTTGTGTTTTTGAATCTGTTAAATCAACAACATCCAATGGTGTTGAATGGTTTGTTTTTACATTCTCATTTGATAAAGCACTTATTGTAACTTCATCTGTGAGTATATCAATATTTTTCTCTTTTAAATTTTCATTAGCAAACGATGAAATTGAAATTTCATCACTTGGTACATCAATAGACTTATTAAATTTATTTTCATTAAACAAAACACTTAAACTTGGCTCCACTAGATTTGTTGAGCCAGTTTTAAAATTAGGATTCAAAGAGGTTTGTAATCTTGCCTGTCTAATCTTAGACCTAAAAAGAGTATCATTTTTTACCTCGTATGAAAATTCTAATTTGGTTTTGGCTGGTGTAAGTGATTCTATTTGCTCTATAAATTCAGCATCGTCTACACGAGTCTCGACAGTTGATAAATTATTTACAACATCCACAGCAACATTTCTCTCTGTAATAAGTTGTTTTCTTAAATTTATTAAATCGGTATAAACCCCATCATTAGAGCCGTCATCTAAATAATCATCTAAAACAAAATCAGACATAGCATTTATAACAATCGAATCAATAGCATCTACATAAGAAAATGTTTTACCTACTTTGTTAGTTATTTGTCTATTTTCTTTAGGATTATATGGTTGAGCTAAACTAGGAGTTTCACTATTTAAATTACCTATTACATTAAGATTAGCCCCTATATTATATTGTCTATCACTCTTGATAGCATCTGTTCCTCTTACTTGAAAAGAAAAGTTTTTAATAGTAGATACACTATTTTTGATTGTCAAACTTGGTTGACTTGATACTGTTTTATTGAAACTTTTTACTTTATTTGTTGAGGAAAAGTCTGTTATAGTCGTGGCATTTTTATCCTCATTAAGTATAAAATGATAAATTAAACTATCTCTAGCACTGGTTGCTGTCCCAGCAACAACACTATCGTAATTTAAAATGTGTTGTTTAAATTTTGACATACTAATGTAAGAATCCCAAGCTCTTATTTGAGCCATTGATCCAGTTATTGACTCACCAAATAATAAATTACCACCAGTTATACCTGAAGCAGAAACAAAATTTGAATTAGCAAAGGAGCCAGTGCTCCTAGTTTTTCCTGTCGTTGAACCGTGAGATGACATACTTATAAACTGTATATCTTTTATTTTATCGCCATCCTTACGACCAATAAACATATGATAAGATTGTGTAAAATCAGATGATACAATTGAATTACTACCAGTTACCACATTTCTTTGTAGTAATACATTAAAATATTTAAAATCATTTATACCACTAATGTAATCAGTTGACATCGATATATGATTTGTTGCTATGGCACTAGAGGCATTTTTCAAATAGTTCAGTCTAAATTCTAAACTACCAGTTGTAGTCGAAGAGCCAGATGGTATAACTCTCAAATCCCAACGATCAAATCTACCACCTGAACCACTTGACCTTAATAAAGTTTGTGTGTTATTAGTATTATTCGATCTGAATATAAACTCGATACCGTTTGGATTAGCTTCATTTGTCCACCAATCTAAAGCTAAGTAATCTGAACCTGATGATAAATTAAGACTTCTTAAAGTGTCTGTCCTTTCTAAAAATGATACATTACCAGTTGTGTTTTCTAAACCATTGTCTAAGTCATTTACGGCATTGTTAGTTACAACCGATGGATTATGTTCTTCTGTAGAACCACCATATTCTGTTAAACCAAATGCATTTGTTTCATATCCATATAAATTTAATAAAGTGTTTAGACTCTCTTGTGTCCCCTTAGTTTTATAAATGTAAATTAAATTATTTAATATTTTTGTCCAAAGAGCAGATATGGCTTTTTTCTCTCCAACCTCGTCACCCTTAGTACCTTCTAAATAATTTTCTAAACTACCAGATAATGGGTTTTTTAAATTAAATCCAAGAGAATCACCAATTATTGGTAAAAGGTCATCGGGCATTGAGTTAGGGTTTTTGTATCCTAGTCTGTAAATGTTGTGATAATTATCAATATAACTTCTTAACAAATCAAATTGTTCCCCCAACATATTTACAAAATCTCTTAGAGTTTGATGTTCATCTCCACTTTTAAGAAAACTTGGTAAATTGTTTACAAGTGAATAAATGTTATCATTATCATAGTTTTCAGCGATACTTTCCATCGTGTTATACCAATCATTCCATTCTGATGAACCAGCAAAACTGCCACTAGGTGGTCTATAAATTTTCGAAAAGGGATGTATATTTGTCGGATTATTTTTTGTGACAACAACATCTGTAAAAATAGCTTCTTTATCACCAGCAGCTTGAGTAAAAATTGGAAATAAATCACCTTGTGGAAGAATTGACGCAGTTACTTGATTTTCACTTAAAGTTCCATCTTCACCATATTGTGATGGAAAAAAATTGCTTGTAAATACACCTGTTTGGTCTAATATACCATAGGCATAATCGTCTCCAAATGAACCACTCGTAGAGGCTGAAATTACATTAGAGCCAGATAATATTTCCCAAAAAGATGAATCTTCTACATATGTAAAATCATGGTCAATAATTTTATTATCAGAGTTAGGTCTGAAATAGTTTTGTTGTGCTCTAAATATATATCTTCTGTATTGAGATCCTGTTGATTGTGGATTCAATAAAGCAGAACCACTCCAAGCATTGAATGGTATTTGTTGGTAATTGTTGTAACCATAATTACCCAAAGTTGTTCCGCCTGTTGTGTTATAGTTTTGATTTGCCAATCCACCACTTATGTTTAATTTAAATTCACTTAGACCTCCACCACCTCTTAAAATAAATGAAAGATAAAAGAAGTCATTAGAATTGTAAAACGGTGGATTCTCTACATTGTAAACATCAGTAAACATATGTATAAATCCATTTTCGGATTTTTTATATACTCTATCAAATCCATCAAATCCAGCATCTAGTTTTGTAAAACTATTATCAACATTATTAGAATAATCGTTACCAGCTAAATTACTTCCGATACCAGGTGCTGAAGATGTCGAATAACTCTGACCATCATTATACATAAAATGTTCATAATGTGTAAATTGTTTTTGTATTTTTCTAACCTCTTTAAATAAATCTTTTCTTTTTTCTATAACTTTTAAACTACTTGTAAAAGACAAAGAGGCACTTATTTGGGTATATAACCCTTCAAGGTCTTCAGCTTTATTTCTAAATTTTTGTAATTTAGATTTAGCAGAACCAAAGTGTACATGATTATCAAATTTTTTATAATCAATATTTAAATTTAAATCTCTTTGCTTTCTAGTTATTTCAGAAATAAGGTTTTCTGTGACAGAACCAGATATATCATTGTAATTACCATAAGAATCATCTACTGATGTCGGTTCTGTTGAGTATCCCTCATCAATTGTTAATCCCAACCCACTAACTGCAAGACCTTCTCTGTCAATAAAAAATATTGTTTCTGTTTGGGATGCTAAAAATTTATTTACTATACGAAAATTTGTTTGGTATACGGAAATATCATTTGGTAATATTTCATTTAATTTAAGTATTAAACTTCTTCTATTATTTGTTACATTGTCAAAGGCATATCCATTAATTGGTGTTAAACGACCTTGAGATAATTCTAAGAAAGAATTAAAATTATAACTACTTTGATTTTCGTTTAAAAAATTAGTAATTTCAGTTTGTTTATCATTACTTATCGATAAAATGTTTTCATCTTCTCTAAGTGTTATTCTTATTTCTTTTCTACTAGGTGAAATTTGAGATATGAAAAAACCATTTGTATTTAATATTTTTAAAAAATCATATTGTAAATTATAGTTACCCTCAGATATACCAGACCTATCTAAATATTCATTTGGTTTTAAAAACAAACTACTTTCTTTTACATAAAAATCATTAAGACCTGAATCTAAGGCAGTCGAATCTAAAAAAGAACCTACTTCAGAAAAAATAGATAATTTTATTTCTCCGTTTTGTAAGTCTGACTCTGAAAAAGTAAAATCTGTGTTACTTGATATTAACTCTAAAGTTTGATTATCGTATGCTCTTAATATTTCCATTAAAATGCCTGTTTATCTTTTGCCTTATCTCTAAGGGCAATTTGCATTGTAGCCTGTCTTTTGACCAAGCCATTTTGTACAGTAAGTGCAAAGTCTCCGACTAAGACACCTTGTTCGCTTAACCCAGCTTGATTTTGTATTGTTAGAAATTCATTATTCTCAGGATTTAAATCCACAACACAATCATTACTATTAATAAATATGTTAGTAGCAGAACTATTGATTGGTAAACTATTAATTACAAAATCATTATCAGCAATAGCCTGTCTATTATTAGTTATGAAATCATAGATGTCAAAAGGTTTTGTAAAAACTCTTGTTTGACCAATATCTAAATTACCAGGTCCTTGACCTAAAAGACCAGAGTCGTAATCTTTATTATATTGTTCTGCTGACCTTTTTGTTAAATAATCTTCATCAATAAAATTGTCGTCTTTTAAAATTTTTGTTATAGATTTATTATATTCTGAATCATCACTTAGTCCACCGATTGTGGCTTGATTTTCTTTGATTGGTAAAAAATTAAAATCAGTTCCTCCAAATATTTCAAAGTCTTGACTTAATAAAGTACCATCATTTACAATTACATTTTTTGTTACTAATATTGTTTGTGTTACAATTGGTAATTCTTTCATATACCGATAAACTATTATTTTTATTTCCTTGACACCAGGTGTGTTGTATGTGTGTCTACTTGGGAAATAACTAAAAGACGATCCATCATCATAACCTATCCCCATAGCAATTGCATCCGATTCTTTTTGACTAAGTTTTTTAGCAAAGAAATTTTCATAATCAAAATCACCCTCTTGCTCATAAGGTTTAAAGTAGAACGAATTTTGTATATCTTCATCAGATAATAATCTTTTTTCGTCCCCCCATTGAATTACTTCATAAAAAAAATAACTATCAAAAACAAATTTATTTCCTTGGTAATAATCTCTTAAAGTAAATCCCTCTGGTGGGCTTCCATAAAAGATATTAAATACATCATCGTTTAATAAATTAGCTGGTGTATTTGTGAAAGTAGTTCTCCCATCCGCAAAAAATGGTTTTATAGTTAATTCAACTGTAACTGGATATGAAGTGTCTAAAAAATTACCTGGCTCATCATTAGGATTATAATAAAGTAATTCTGTTCTAGTAACTCCACCACTACCTCGATCTTGACTAAATCCTCTAACAGTACACGAAACCTCAAACTCAGGTATTTCATAATCAACATCTTCAAATTGTAAAACAGGTATACTTCTAGAATAATTTGGATGTCCCCACCTTTTTAATGTTTCTATATTAGCTAGTACATTCTGAGATACATTGGTAGATTCTAAAAGTTCTGTACCTGGTACACCCAAACTTGATAAATTTACACTCGGAATACCACCAATCGAAGGAGTTGAAACTGTTGATGTTGACTCAAAGGTAACTGTGTTAATAAAAAAAGTAGTATTATTATCTTCATCTTTATTTAGAATTTTCATTCGTGTCGAAACACCATCACCTGTTGTGCCAATTCCTTTTGAAAAATCTCTTAATCGTATAAAATTAGCTTTTTCATCAAAATTATCAGGTGGAACGAAAACAGTACCGTCTGATAATTTAGTTGGAAAGTCTAAAAAAGGTTGAATTACATAAACTAATTTTTCTCCAGGATTCAAATTATTTTTTATTATAGATATAGCCGTAGGAAGAGGTCCTCCAACATCTTCAGGAAAACCAGGTCCATCCTCACTAACTTGTAGACCAAAATAACCTGGATTGAAAAAAATTGAATTATCAGTTATTGAATTTTGTAATCCCTCTACAAAAACTTCATCTAACTTCGCATTTAAAAAAGGATATTCAAGAATCGAATCACCAGGTTTATAATCTACATCTGAATTCTCGGGAATATAAGCTTTAGAGTTTGAATTTACAAAATCAACAAAATTCTCACTAACATCATTAAGTAATGATAAAACATTTGGTTTTAGGGTAAGATTATAATAAGCTTTAATAGGATTTATTATTGAATTTTGTGCTGTGGTGGCTTCTGAACTAAATACTGAATACAAGAATTCTACTTCATCAAAAAACTGTCCTCTCGTATAAAATCCTTTAACAAAACCTGATAAATTAGTTTGATTGTGAGACACAAAAGCCAGAGGTGAGACATCATCGTAATATTCTGGTATAACTCTAACTATTTGAGGTTGAGGGGAATCCCCAGCATCTGGTGATGGGTATATTGGTACATAATCAGGCATACCAGTTACTACGGCAAGTTGAACAAAGTAAAATGGTAATGTACCTGAACTTGACAAAGATTGGGGATCACTATCACTAATAAACTCTATCCCAACTGGTCTACCTTGATATTGACTATTTCTATTTATAATATCTACAATGTTATTATCTCTACCTAATGAAAAATAAGCTTTATCATCTCTTACAATTGAGTTCCAATTGCCTAAAGAAAATTTTTCTAAATCGCTAGTATTTAAACCTAACCTTTCATCAGATTCTTCTAAATACACACCAGGTTTTCTAACTGATGGATAATCTTCTTTTTTTGTAAATGCCATTAAAATGCCTGCTCAAATAGTTCTCTTTCAACACCATCTGGTATTTGAAAGGTATCTGTTTTTAATCTAAAATCTTCATCAAGTGATAATTGAAAATCTTTACTATACTCTATATTATTTATCTCTGTTTTATCACTCAAATCATCAGTTGTTGTTTGTTCAAAATCTATGTCTAAAATTAAGTTGTCATCAACAGCATTTAAATTAGCGACAGGTGCTGAAGAATCACCATAAGAAGTTTCTGTGTCTAATACTCCTTCAAAATTTCCATTTTTATTTACTGGTGGTAAAATAGGATAATGAAAACCACCTTCCCATTCCTGTTCAACATCACCGTCAACTGTTGCTATAAAATAAACCATATCGACATCATTTATAATTGTTGATTCTAACTGAACTGATACACCTGTTAAATTAGAAAAATCCCAATTACTTGGTATTATGTTCTGCCAATAAATATGTTCTTCTGGTACATCAAAACTATTATTTTCAAAACCAAGTTGCTCCCACATAGGTTTTACACCTTTATAAAGTCTCGTTGTTGCTAAATCAAAATTGTTTAAACCTGTATCTTTAAATGTGTTTTTTAAATTTTGATTTATATATCCGTTATGTATTTTAGCCATTTCTTTCCAATCTCAAATTATTAAGGTCCAGGTAAATCTGGTACAGGACCTGGTGATTGACTATTTGGTGATTGTCTACTAGATGGATCTGCTGGATACATACAATTACCATCATCTTGATTCGCATTAGGATCGTAGTTAGTAGCACCTTGGTCTGTGCAACCTCTATAAATACAAACGGGTGGTTGACCAGGAATATCTATAGGTTGTTGTGTTGCTTCTTCGTCAAAATTATCAGCACCAGGATCCATACAACCCTCGATAATACAACTTCCATCATCGGCATTTGCTAGAGGATTAAAATTTGTAGCTCTATCATTAGTACAACCCATAATATCACCGGTGTCCCCAGCACACGCATCTTCATTATGAATAGTAGCATTAGGATCGTAATTAGCATCACCAGGTGTTGTACAACCTCTAATAATCCTATCAGTTCTTGAATAAATACCTATCACCGCAACCTCTTGTGTTTCATCAGTTGGGTTGATATATCTTAATGTTGCAGTTCTGTCATTTGGATTTATTATTTCAGCATACTCAGCCATTATTGGAACTGCAAACTCCCAATTTACAAAATCATACTCGTGATTTGGGTCCTCTTCTTGAACTGTGGCTATCATATTTATATCAGTACCAGAACTTAAATAAGTTTCACTTTGTCCGTTTTCAAATTGAACTTGGTTTTCAGTATTGTTGGGTAATCCAAATTCACCACCTCTCTCAATAGTAGCTACTACATCACCCATATTTAGTGTTGAAGTGTAAACACAACTACCATCATCAATGTTAGCTAAAAAGTTGTAATTATCTGCTGGTGGGTCTGTACAACCAAGAACAGGTACACTTCCAACCTCTTCATTAAGATCAATTTCATAATCAAGAACGGTGCCAGCTGGTATATTAATAAAGTTTGAACCCTCAAGTGTTCCGAGTTGCCCTATCACATTAAATTGAAAATCGTTTGGTTGTGTATCACTAACAACGAGTGTTTCACTAAACTCTGTTGTCGAGAGAGTTATATTCATACCAGCCACTATTGTATCTATTGGTAAATTTTCTTGAATAGTTCCACTTAAAGATATGACTCGTAATCTATCATTAGCCTGTGGTCGTTTTTCAACAGTACCGATAAGTAAATTTGGCTCTGGCTCTATTTCTGTAGTTGTCTGAGTAGGATCATAAATACCATCAGAGACATTTATAGAAAAATTAAATGTTTCATTTGACAACTGTCCACCTGAATCAAATGTAGCACTTGCCCAAGGATTTGCCTCACTTAAAGGAGGAGCATATGGTTCTGGCATTTTTTGTATTGAAATTGAATCATAATATTGATTAGGATCATTAAAATTAAAATCACTAATTATAAATTGTCCTGTTGAACCACCATAATAAAGTTCAATAACCATACCGACTTCTATAGCAGGTTGTAGGTATTGATTTTCTATTACATTAGTAAGTGCTAAAACATTGACTGCTTGAGAATTAAATTTACGAGCCTCACCAACAATAATTTGTTCTGGTTGTTCAGTTTCTTCTTCAACAAATGCCAAATCTACATTGAAATAAAATTGAACGCCAGAAGGAAGTTGATTAAAAATACTCTCTTGTTCATCTGTCAAATTTAGCCTTATCAAATTATCTTCTTCACTAGGAGAATTTGTAATTGTAGAACCTAATGGTCCTTCTCCAGCATTATATACACCACCAGAAGCCTCATCGTTTATCAAGTCTAATAGTTCTGTTAAACTTTCATCATCATATTGATTCAGTAAATTATCATTAGATTCATTTGTTAAACTTAACAATATTCCTGTATTTGGAATAATATTAGCAAGTAAGCTTTCATCATTAGCTGAATCTGTTACATATTGCCACTCTGACGAGTCCTCACCTTTTGTTATAATACCATTAACAAAATCTGGTGTTAAGTTTCTTTCGACAAATAATCCTGGTGTAATGGTTGCTACTCTTTCAAATTGACCGACATCTGTTAATAAATCAGGTATTGTTAAAATCGGAGATTGACTATTGACATCACCACCCATATCTGTCCAAGACAACCAACCAGAATTGTTACCATTATAACCTGTCCAAACCACATTATTCAAAAATTCATATTCTAATTCATTATAAGAAATATCTATTTGGTATACCTCACCTACTTCCAATACAGAAAATTCATCTTGCCAAGGTTGACCATCTGAACTAAATCCCTCGTTTTGTTCATTTGTTGAAGCAGTTCCATCATAAAAGACGGTTTTAGTTTCAATAACCACATTAGGATTTTGTGGATTTATCTTATTAACAGTTATTGTAAGAGGTACACCTTGTTCATTATATGCTGAAAAATAAAACAGTCCACCAGCCCAAGGTGGTGGTGGAGGCATCAACCAATTAGCCGTAATTGTGTAAGCACCAGTCTCAAAGAATCTTAAGTTAAGAACATCACTATCAATCGAGAAAGGTGTGAAACCAACTTCTATACCTGAAGTGTCGCCAGTTAGTGTCAATTGACCATCCGAGAAATCTTCTATTTCAAAACTAGCACCCCCATCTAAAACCATTACACTTCCTATTATTTCTTGACCTATTTCACGACTTGGATTTAACACACTTAAAATAAACTGACCATCAGATTCATATTTCCAAAGAGTACCAGTCACAAATTGGCTTGATTCTTCACCAGCAATACGATCAATGTTAGTTATCTCGGTGCCATTTGGATTTTGTTGTGTTGGATATGTTGTGCCTGTCCAAGACCAACTTTGTAAAGCACCTACAGAACCAACTGCATTGAATTGAGCAGTTCTTTCACCTCTTGTACTGACACCACTTGGCATTTCAGTATATTGAGTTAACGGTAGTATCTGGTCTGGTCCTTGTATTGTGCCACCATTTGGTGGATTACTTACAAAAGTAATCTCTACATGATGGTCATAATCAGGCACATCCAACTCTTGTCCCCAAACAGCAGTTATTGTTTTATCTTCATAATTAGTCCCACTAGGTGATTCTATTAATTGTATCAAAATTAAAGGTGAAGTCAAATCTGATTCTAGTGTTCCAAAACCATTAGAACCTAAAATGGCTCGCTCTCCTGTGGATGGAGAACCAAGAATTTGCATAACTTTAGCCCATCTAATACTGCCATCCTCTGGCATATGCCAATAAGCAAAATCACCATTATCAGGATCATCTGCCTCTAATAAAACAAATTTACTAGTATCAATAGTTTGTGTGGCTAAAGTTTGTGTGAATTCTGTGTGGCTTATTTGTGGATAATCTTCACCTATGTTGGTTGTTAAATCATAATGAAATGAAGTTGTGTTCTCTAAACTATCGTCTATATCCCCCCCTTGTATTACATTAATATCTCCTCGTCTAGCGATAACATTACCAGCAAAACTTTCACCATATATTTCAAGATTTATACTGAAAGTAAATACACAACCGGCATTGACTAATGATTCACTCGGTAAAATGTTAATAATGTCCTCGTTCTCATCAAGAAATGGTGTGCCATCAGAAAGTAAACCATAATTGTCAGCACCTATTGTATTACAACCATAAACATCTGAAGGGAAAATTGCTAATAAAGTGTCGTCTATCTCTTGTGAATAAGGAATAATAATTTCATTAAATTGTCCAAGATTGTTATCTCTTACTTTAGTCAAAAAATTAAACAATTGTAGTTTGTCTAATAAATTTAAATTTTGTATTTTATTTAAGTTTGATTTATTTGTATTTGTAGGATTTTTTGGATCTATACCCACCAAATTGTAAGCAGATTTAACTAAAGATGAGTTAGGACTTATACCACCTATTGTTGCGAAATTATTATAATTAAATAAATTTATTTCATAGTCCTCTGATGGATTTAATAATATATTTGTTTGAAACCTTTCATATTGTTTTATACCACGATTTGGAGCTACATATTGATATATCACACCAGTGATAGAATAAAAACCAGGTTTTTTATAAAGGTGTTCTAATAAAGTTGTAGCTTCTAACAATTTTGGTTTATCTGTAAATTCAGATTCACTACCATCTCCCCAATTAAGGTTAAATATATAAAACCCCCTATCAGGTATGTCCTTATCATCACTATCTTTCTGTTTGGCAAAATTTGATGGAAAGCCATTATTTGTTGGTAGTTTTGGATTTCGTATCTGATACAAATCTATATTTTTCATAACTTCTTCATCTAGTAGTCTACCCGATTCTAATAAAAATAAATAATAATTTATCTTACCATCTGTAGCTAAATTGTAATTTATCGGATCTATTTCTTTGTCGTAATATCTATCAACTCTCACTATTTCGTTATTGTTATCTGGATTTAAAACGAAAGGTATTGCATCAACTGAATAATCTAATTGAGTTGATGTAAATGCTGGTTTCTGAGATTTTATATCAAAAATTGTACCATCATCTGTATCGATAATTGTCGTTGGTAATGTTGAAGGAGTCAATGATTTTGGGTTTTCATCTGATATATATGGTTGAAGTGAGGACTCGTTATAATTAATATTTTCCCACATACCTCTATCGTTAAAAGTCTGAGTACCTAAAGTTAATCTTTTATCACGATTACCATCACTTGGTGGTTCTGCTTGACTCTCTTCGATTGAGCAGGACCGAGAAGAATTATTAGCTGCTTCACTACTATTTCTATTAAAATACTCAACATCCAAACCTCTATCAGGTTGAAAAACTCTAAGGGTTATTCCGTGTTGTTCATTACCCTCATTAAAAGGACCTAATGATTGTTGAGCTTGATTAATTAAGTTTTCTGGTTTAGTAAAATTAGCCATCTGATATTAAGGACAAATTAATTTGAAAATCTAATTCTTGTCCTTGCTCCGCACCTGTTACCGCCGTATCTAAAGTAATTTGACCAGTGGTGAGGTCTATAGAGTTTATTTGTATTTCAACTTGAGTTCCAGATTGAGGTATAAATAAAATCAAGGTCATATTAGGTTGTATTCTTGTTAAGTAGTCATTATCATTTATAGAGCCTCCCACATATGTCCATACTGAAGCATCGTCACCATCTAATCTGACTCTACCAGTTGCTATTTCTGCTGGA